CTCGCTCACGTGGGAACTCACCGACGCGGAGCTCGCCGACGGCGTGATGTGCAAATGCCGGCGGTGCGGGCGGACGTTCCGGCGGGCGGCGGAGTATTTCGCGAGCCGATGCCAGCCACAGGAGGCGGCATGAAGTTCGCGGGGGTGCGGGACTCGTCATCCCGGCGGCAGATGGGCCGGGCTGACGTCGCTGACAAGACGGCGTCGGCCGCCCCCGCGATCCTGAGCCTTGAGGACTACCTCGCAGCAGCGCATGCGCGGCACATGGCGCACGCGAACGAACACGGATGCTGGCACCGCAGCGACTCGCGCGGGCCGCACGACCCCGAAGGCACGATCGCGTGGAGGGTCTACCTGCCCGGAAGCATCGCGCCGAGAATCCCCGGCGCGATGTTCCAGAGCAACCGTACGACGCATGCGGGCCGAGCCTTCCGCCACGTCGTCACGCCGCCGTGCGATGACGAGGTCATCGTCGGGAAGTTGGCGTTCGTGGCGGCCTTCAACGGGTATCGCGTAGAGGTTCCCGCCGACTTTCGGTCGCTACCGCGCCGCCGGCCGCGGGCGAAGCCATGACCCGCATCCTCCTCTCGGCCTTGGTCGCGGTCGCGAACGTAGTGGCCGTCTGGTTCGTGCTCCTGATGATCGCCGGATGCCGGGTGATGGAGGGACGGTGGCCATGAAGTTTCGCAAACAGCCGGTGGTGATCGAGGCGGTGCAGTGGACGGGATCGAATCTCGACGAAGTGCTCGCGTTCGCATCTCGCCAGCCGGACATCTTCGCCGCGACGTACGAGCCAGCCGACTGACGAATGGACACCACCCGCCTCGAAGACCAGCGCGACGGCCTGCGGGACTGCTGGGTCATTCCGAGTTACGAGATCGCCCTCCACCTCGCCCGGAAGGCCGAGCGGGAGAAGGACAGAAAGGAAGAGTCGTGAGCCGTTCGGAGGCGCCGGATCTCCGCTGTCCCTTCTGCCAGACGCGCTCGGTCACCTGGATCTCCGACTCTAGGCGTCTGTCGATCCGCTGCGAGACGTGGAGGCGCCGGGTGTGCGGCAACTGCGCGCGGAGGTTCACGACGCGCGAAAGACTGGCCGACGTCGCGGTGACCGGGATCGGCGCCATCGTCTCCAAGCACACCCACTGCTGCGTTCGTTGCGATGAGATCGAAACGATACACGCCAAGGCGCTCGCAGCACTGGCCGTCGAAGTAGAGGCGACGGCGTGACCTGTGACCACTGCGGCACCACCGAAGCCGTCACGCGCGACGTGGCCGAGCGGCCCAACGACGTCGGGATGTACGAGTCGAGAGACCTCTGCGCGGCCTGCGACCGCTTTGCTCGCGCCTCCGGCTTCGCGGCGCAGATGACGATGCTCGACGCGCTCGCGTACGCGCTGGAGCGGATTCGGAACGGGAGAAGGGACGACGCCGCATGATCCTCGCCGACGTCCCGATGGAGCAGTACGTCAGAGACACGATGCCGGGCGGCAAGCCGTCGCTGTCCTCCCACGTCGCGCACCTGCTCCTGACGCGCTCGCCCCTGCACGCGTGGACGGCTCATCCGTTGCTCAATCCCGCGTGGGAGATGGCCACCGACTCGCGATTCGACCTCGGGAGTGCCGCGCACGCCGTGCTGCTCGAAGGCAAGGGCGAGCTGATCGTGGTCTGCGACTTCGACGACTGGCGGACGAAGCAGGCGCAAGCCATGCGGGACGCCGCGCGCGCCGACGGCAAGCTGCCCCTGCTGGCCGACCAGGCGCTCGACGTCTCCCAGATGGTCGTTGAGGCCCGCAAAGCATACGAGCGGTGTCCCGACCTCGACGGCTACCCGATCGCCGATCTGATAGCCGAGCGGACGGTCGTCTGGCAAGACGGCGCCGCGTGGCTACGCTGCCGGCCGGATTGGATCTCGTCCGACGGCCGACTGATCGTCTCGTACAAGACGACGAACGCCAGCGCCGAGCCGGACGCGTTCACGCGCACGCTGGTCGGGAGTGGATACGATCTTCAGGCGGCGTTTGAGCTGAGCGGCGTGAAGAATGTTCTCACGGACATCGCGGTCACCGGCTCCGCCCCTGAAGCGCTCGACGACATCGCCCCGAAGTACGTCTGGGTCGTGCAAGAGACTTCGCCTCCCTACGCCTGCTCGCTGCTCGGCCTGTCGCCGGATCTCGAGGACCTCGGCGAGTCGAAGTACCGCGCGGCGGTCAAGGCGTGGACGGAGTGCGTCACGACGAGCCGCTGGCCAGGCTACCCCGACCGCATCTGCTGGATCGAGCCACCGCCGTGGGAACGCGCGCGATGGGAGGGACTGGCGTACGTAGAGCCGCCCGCACCCGTCATCGACGATGGGCGCCCGTTGGTTGATCAGCTCTTCGGAGAAAGACCATGAGTGGATTCACCCTCCGTCCGGCAGTTCGCGAGAACGTCGGCCTGCTGATTGGGTTAGCCGGCGCGAGCGGCAGCGGCAAGACCTACACGGCAATGCGACTCGCGAAGGGGATTGCCGGTGACACGCCGTTCGCCGTGATCGACACGGAGGCGGGCCGGGCGAAGCACTACGCCGACCTCTTCCGATTCGACCACGGCGACCTCCGCCCGCCGTTCGAGCCGAAGGCGTACGCCGATGCCATCACGTCGGCCGACACTGCGGGCTATCCCGTGATCATCATCGACTCCTGCTCGCACGAGCACGCGGGCACGGGTGGCCTGCTCGACATGCAGGAGGCCGAGTATCAGCGGATGGGCAGCCGCGAGGCCGTGAAGATGGCCTCATGGATTCGCCCGAAAGGCGAACACCGTCGGATGGTCTCTCGACTGCTCCAAGTCCGCGCGCATCTCATCCTCTGCTTCCGGGCTGAGGAGAAGATCGAGATGGTCCGCGGCGAGGGCGGCAAGATGGAGGTGCGAAAGAAGCAGACGACCACCGGGCTCGACGGCTGGGTGCCGATTTGCGAGAAGAATCTGCCGTACGAACTCACGGCGTCCTTCCTGCTGATGGCGAGCCGGCCGGGCGTACCGGTGCCGATCAAGCTGCAAGAGCAACATCGCGCGCTATTCCCGCTCGACCAGCCGATCACCGAAGAATCCGGTCGCAAGCTCGCCGAGTGGGCGAAGGGGGGTGGTGCCAATCAACAGGTGGTGCGAACGGTGTCAGGGCTATCACGATCCGCGAACCTTGGCTCCGATACCTCGCCGGCCCCGCCGGCGGCAGGGGCCGACACGCCTGAGATGAACCGACCGCTCTACATCGCGGGCATCACGTCCTACGCGCGGCGGGACAAACTCACCGTCGGCCAGATGAAGAAGATCAAGGCCGAAGCGCTCGGCAGTGAGGAAGCCGATTTCGACAAGGCAGACATCGCCGCGCTGGCCGATCTCTATCGCGACTGGCCGACGTACGTGCAGCGCGCCGCGCCGGCGCGGACGGCGTGAGGGGCAAGAGCACCTTCGGTGCCCAACCGGATCATCCGTGAGTCAGCGTTGACGAGTGCGACCCTGTACAGGCTTGGTGACGGTGCCGAACGGCTGTTCTGGCGTCTCACCTTGGTCGCCGATGACTTCGGCCGCTTCGAGGCCGAGCCCCAGGTGCTCAAGGCTCGGTGCTTCCCGCGCTGGCCTGATCGGCGGATGCCTCCCCACCGTGTGGCTAATTTCTATGCAGAACTAGAGTCAGCCGACCTCGTGCGGTCCTACGTCATCGGCGGCGCGGCGTTCGGGCACTTCGTGACGTGGGATAAGTACCAGCAACGACGAGCGAAAACTTCGAAATACCCTGCCCCAACCCCCGAGAGCATGATGGCGCTTGCAAACATCTGCGCGCAGATGCCAGCAGATGCGAACAAATGTGCTCGAGAAGCGAGAAGCGAGAAGCGAGAAGCGAGAAGCGAGGAGTCGGAGCCGACCGCCTCCGCGTCGGCTCGCCAACACACGCATGCAGATGCAATCACGTTCCGAGTGCCGGCGGCCATCCTGGCCGCGCTGGACCAGTCACCCAGGCTCGGCACGGTGGCCACGCTGCGCCAGCCGACCTACTGGCAGGCGATCGTGCGCGCCTATCCGGGGGTCGATTACCCTGCGATCGTGCTCGATGCTGAGTCGTACCTCACGACGCGCACGAAGCGGCGGTACACCGACCTCGCGACCTTCCTGCGGAACTCGATCAAGCGGGAGTGCGTGCCGTCATGAACTGGGGGTGTCCGAACTGCGAGCGGGAGAACGTCGGACGGGTCAACGTCTGCGTGCATTGCGGAGAGGAACGACCGGGCACAGCGACCGGGGCGCGGTTCAGTCTGAACGTCTGCGCGCGCTGTGGCAGTTCCTCACGCAATACCGCAGCGTTCTACCCTGACGACACGAGTGCTCACCCGCAGGACCGCGGCGTGCGTCTCTGTCCGGGTTGCTGGATTCCGGCGCTCGCACGGCGCGCGGCGGGATCGTCACAGGAGTCTCGCGGGCCGGACGGACGCACGGTGCGCGAGTACACCGCGGAGGCCAAGCGGCACACCGTCACGATCACGGCGCGGGCGGTGCGGCTGTGATTGACGAGTGCCGGCAGTGCAGCGAACGACGGCTCGTCTGTCTTCTCTGCGGTCTCTGCGAGGACTGCCACGACCACACGTTCGAGGTGCGGCGATGACCGCCTGCCCGATCTGCCACGCGAGTCCGGTGCGGCCGAGCGGGCTGTGCCGGGAGTGCGAGGCGGTGATGAGGGGGGAGGGATGACGACGGCAACGGTCGTGTTTTTCGTCGTGTGGCTCACGCTCGGCGTGATCGTGTGGGCGCTCGTAATGGCGGTGCCGTCGCGCGTCGGGATGCCGCGCGTGGCCACCCGCGTGCAGGCCACGCTCCGCCAAGACGCGCGCTGGCAGAACGTCACGGTGACCGCGCCGTACGAGCCCTTCCGGCGCGTGCACATCACCGGCACCGTGCGGACGCAAGCCGACAAGTTCGAGGCGCTCCGCGTCGCGACGGAGGTGCTACGCACGTACGGCATCCACGGCGCGGACGCGATCTTCGATGCCGTCTGCTCGGACGAATTCCGGGACAGTCAGATTCAGGCGTTTCTCGAAGGGGCGCTGATAGGCGACCGGAGCGATCAACCACGAAAGGGAGAACTGCCATGATGATCCGACAAGGTGACGTGCTGCTCGCGAAGGTTCGCAACCGCTCGCTCGCCACGGCGAAGGCCGTGCCGCGTATCGACGGTCGCGTGGTGCTGGCGCTCGGCGAGGCGACGGGGCACGCGCACGTGATCGTCGAGCCCGCGCTGGCCGAACTCTTCGAGGAGCGGGACGGCCGGCTCTACCTGCGCGTCACCGCGTCGTGCGAACTGCGGCATGTTGAGAGCCTCGGCTCGATGCGGCCGAGCGGCGAACACGACGCGGTGACGCTTGCGCCGGGGCTATACGAGCGGCACCCGCAGCGGGAGTACACGCCCGCGGAGATTCGCCGTGTCGCCGACTGACGTCGAACGCCACGCCAACGCGTGCGACTACCCCGGCGCGTTGGATGAGATCGCCGTCGAGCAGCACCTCGCCGACTACCTCGCGGCGCTGGGCGTCAAGCGCTATATCGTCCGCCTGCGCGCAGGCTGGACACTCAGCGATCATCCATCGCTGGCGCGACAAGTAGATGCGGTGCTGGACGATTTCGTGCGTCGGAATCGCGACGCCCGCGACGCCCTCGCCGCCCGCGCCGCCCACGCCGCCCTCGACGCCCGCGCCGCCCTCGACGCCCTCGACGCCCACGACGCCCGCGACGCCCGCGCCGCCCACGCCGCCCTCGCCGCCCTCGACGCCCGCGACGCCCTCGCCGCCCTCGACGCCCGCGACGCCCTCGCCGCCCGCGCCGCCCGCGCCGCCCTCGCCGCCCTCGCCGCCCTCGACGCCCACGACGCCCGCGACGCCCGCGACGCCCTCGCCGCCCTCGACGCCCGCGACGCCCTCGACGCCCGCGACGCCCGCGCCGCCCTCGCCGCCCTCGCCGCCCTCGCCGCCCACGACGCCCTCGACGCCCGCGCCGCCCACGCCGCCCTCGCCGCCCGCGCCGCCCTCGACGCCCTCGCCGCCCGCGCCGCCCTCGACGCCCTCGCCGCCCGCGACGCCCGCGACGCCCGCGCCGCCCTCGACGCCCTCGCCGCCCGCGCCGCCCTCGACGCCCTCGCCGCTGTGGAGGATGGCGGTGAGCGTGCGCTCCGTCGATTCGCCGCCTGGTGTGTGCAGTCCACCAACTGGTGGTGGTGGCGCTTCGAGCTGTCGTATGTCGCCACGACGCACCTCGGCGCGCAGCAGCTCAGGCACGAGACGGTCCAGCGCTGGACGG